ACGGACTTTAACAACGCACCGTCTAGCTCGTTTGTGGGACAGGTCCTGAAGACGCTGCAAGCTGAAGGTGCAAGCGACGACGCACAAGCTGAAATCATGCGCTTGTTTATCGACGCGCTGCCGGAAAGCTCGTTCGCTAAGTCCCTGCAAAGACGTAAGGGTACGCCGGGCCACATGACCGATGCCGTCTACGCTCTGAAGAGCAAAGGGTTCGACCTCGGGCGGCAGATTGAAAAGCTGCGCTACAACGCGCTACTGCAATCCATGGAAGCAGACCTCAACGAGTTGAAAGCACCGAAGGATAAGAACTTTCAATTCAACACCCTGCGTGAAGAGATGAAGGTCCGCATGAACTTCGCCAAGTATGGTGCACGGGACAAGGCAGTCGAGAAGTACGTCCGCACGTTCAACCAACTGGCGTTCATTGGCACAATCGGCTTCAACACCGCATCTGCCATGATCCAGACGGTCCAAATCCCGATGTTTGTCTTCCCGATGCTCGGCGCTCGGTATGGTTACAAGCAAGCCTACGACGAAATCCTGAACGCCACGTCCATCGTCACAGGTGCACGGGGCATGGGCGACACCAAACTCGACAAAATTTCGTTGGCTTATGGCCTAGACGGTTACTACGACATCACGCCGAATGGTGACTTCACTGTCAAGAAAGACCTGAAGCTACCTGAGAAGCGTGTTAAGGAGTTAGAGCGTCTGGCCCCACTGGTGCGTATGGCGTCGGAACGTGGGCACCTGAACCGTTCGTTTATCTTTGACGCGCTCGGCCTGAATGAAGGTGGGCGTGCCCGCCGCACCGATACTCTGGGGCGCAAGATCGCCGCCGCTATTGACTACGGCACAGGGCTATCGGCGATGCTGTTTAACCAGTCAGAACGCTTTAACCGTCAAGTAACGATGGTGGCGGCGTACAACATGGCGCTCGAACGCATCAGTTCCGAGAACCCCAAGATGTCTTTGGCGGAACGCCAGAACATGGCGGCAAGAGAGGCTCTGCACGACACGCAGGAGTACAACGGTGGTTCGACCCTTGAGACCGCGCCGCGTATCGCACAAGAAAACCTACTGCGTGTAGCGATGATGTATAAGACCTACGGTCTGCGCATGTACTACACCATGCTCAAGACGGGCAAAATGTTCATGGACAACGCCTTCGCCAAGGACGCAGAGGGTAAGAAGCTACGGGCGATTGCGACAAAGCAGATGCTCGGCATCCACGGCTCGTCTCTGTTCTTTGCGGGTATCCACGGCATCCCACTCTACGGGGCTGTGCAACTGCTTGCTGACTTGTTCTTGCTTGGCGACGACGAGGACGACTTCAACACCATCGTTCGCAACTATGTCGGTGAGGGTTGGTACAAAGGCGCGTTCAACGAAGTGCTGGACGAGTTGGGTGTAGGTGCTGACGTCGCATCACGCGTGCGTCTAACGGGCCTACTGCTGCAAGAGAACCGCTACAACACTGACCCCTCACCAGAAGAGTTTATCGGGTACTACCTCGGTGGACCCGCACTGAGTGTGGCTAAGCGTTTCGGTCGTGGGATGCAGGACTTACTGAATGGGCAGACCCAACGCGGTATCGAAAGCCTTCTGCCCACAGGTTTCTCGAACGCGTACAAGGCATCGCCATTCGGACGCTACCAACAAGATGGCGGCATATACACCCGCCGTGTGGACCCGATCTACGACGACATGACTAGCGGTGAGTTGTTCGCACAGTTCCTCGGGTTTGCACCTGCGGAGTACGTTCGTATCCAAGAAGAAAGCCAACGCATCAAGCGGATCGACAATGCACTCGGCACCGAGCGGTCTGACCTGACCCGACGCTACTATATCGCGGCGCGTACGGGGGACTTTGCTGAGATCATGGAGATCGAGCGAGAGATCGCTGCGTTTAACGCCGCGCACCCTAGCTTCGAAATATCGAATGACTCAATCATCCGGTCGCTTCGTCAACACATGGAAACTTCTGAGAATATGTACAACGGTGTGACCCTTTCCCCGGCGATGCGTCGTGCGGCAGAGGACCACTTGTACGGTATGCGGAACGGATTCACCCCACCCGTCAGATAAAAGAAACCCCCCTCCGAAGAGGGGGGCGTATGGAGAACGACAAGGTAGTCGGTGAGGGTGGACCATCCTGTCATTCAAACTGTATCACACCGTGCGCCAAATGCGTAGTCCCAATCTACCGTCTTCGATACGAACACGGTGTTCTAATTGCCACGTCTTCTGGCGGAATATAGCCTCCGCTTGTTTGATCGCTTCCTCGGTGTTGATACATGGGATGAAGATGGATGCACCGACAACCATCTTGTCCCAATTCACTTCGATCAGCACCCCGTCAGGGTGCAAATCATAGGTTTTCCACACTCGCTTCGTCATCTGGGTTCACGTCGAACTTCATTATGATTACGTCAGAGGGCGGCAACTGTAGCTTGGTGCCTTTGGTCAGACGCACCTTGCCACGTTTACCGTTGCACTTGTTCATAATCTCACTGACCAGATGCGAGTAGTTGATCTGCAATTCACCGCACCACTCTTTCAGCGGTTTCGGCTTCAGGAAGAACAGCTTCGTGTCTGTCTCATAACGTGCTACCAAGCGGCCCCGCGCCACCTGCTCAGGTATCAAATGCTCGTCGAGGCCGTTGTCATTGGTGCCCCGATTGTCCATGGTGCTTTTGATTTGCAGGATGTAGCTGATGTTCTCTGTAAAGAAGTCATCCATCACGTCGAACACAGAGCCACTCATCTCGGCCATGCTGTTCTTGTTCTGGTTAACCAGATCGACTGTCGCCCACTTGAACACCTTCTGCACGTCGAAGTCATGTAGCCCTGCCTTCTTGGCAATCAGCAACCCCGATATGGTTGCGGCGATTGTCGCCGACCAGAAGCGGTTCTCGTTGGTAAGCTGTGCGGCTTTGTCCACACGCTTCTGAACGTCGAGCACTAGCTTGCGGCACGCGTCCAAATTTCTCATGACGTACTGGATGAACGGAACCCCTGCGTGCCCATAGTGGTGTAGCAGGTTGTGTTCGAACAAGTCGGTAACTTCCTTGTCTTCTACCTTGTCGAAGATACGCTCGACGCGACACTCAAGTATCCGCTGTGCCTCTGCTTTCGGCATCGCCTTGGCTCGGCTGATCGTCTCGACGACTGACGTGTTAGCGGTGTACATCATGAGCAGGCTCCACTCCCGCCCCTGATACCGCTCGACGTTTGCACTAGACGACATGCGACCCCGCTGACGACCACTCGTGCCTTGGTAAACCAATTCGGACATCTGCTTGGGGTTCAGGTTGGTGATCTCGTCGAGGCCCGTGACAAGGCTGTGCATGACTTCAGCACGGTTCATCTTGAAGTTCGCGGTATCGTCTTTGTCGATAACGAGTTTCTTTGGATAGCCCCAGATACCTGCGGCGGCGTACATCAAGGCGGTCTTACCTACACCTGATTCCTTGTTAATGAACGCTACCGTACCGCAGTTGGTGTTCAGAAACTCCATGAGCGGACTGCCGAAACCCATGCCGAACGCGAATTGTTGGAGCAGAAATTTATCGTCGTTCCACAGTTCCAAGTTCTCACGCCATACATCGTAACTGCCCTTCGGCTCGAAGTATGGGAACAGCCCGACCGTTGCGTTGGACGGGGGGTTAAACTCGACACCGTGCGCGGTGATCTTCTGGTTGCCGAGGATGAAGGCAGTCATCTTATCGTCCGCCCACCCAAACTGGCGGTGTGCTTCATCCGCAACGCTCGTAGCCTGTAACTCGTTTACCCAATGTGTTGTGTATGTCATCAGTTCTTCCATCTTCATAACAGCGACCCCCTGCATCGACAGGTGCTTGCGGTACTCGTCTTTCGACGTGACCGCACTCATGGGCAACGTAAACTCTCGGACCCCATCTTTGGGCAGATGCAACCGCATCACGATGGACTCACCCAGTTCAGGATCGCGGATACGTTTCACAACATATAAGTCGTTATGGTACAGGCACTTATCTTCTGGATCGCCGTCCTCGTTTCTAGTTCGGATATACACGCCCCCGTTTACCCCACGCGTGTAAGGCGGTGGGTACTTTGGGATTGTGTAAACTTGTTTTGGTTGGTTCGGTAAGTCGAGAGCTGGGGCCTCAACGTACGTGCCATCCTCGTTAACCTCTGCCTCTTTCAGCCGCTTGCCCAGAACAATCGGGGACTTGATCTTCCCCCAATGTGGGCAGTTGACGCACACGTCAGGACGGTACTCGTCAAACTTCATGCAGGTGTAGGGGCCTTTGATCTGGTCCACCTTCCTCTGCGTAGCATCTGGCGAGTAGTCAGGGTGCCCTTCCGATATTAGGTGTATGGCCTTGACGCCATCGGTGCAGAACTTCGCAATGGATAGTCCCGCACGCCACAGCGGCTCGTCCATGGTTGCCCGTTCCTTCACGACATGCGCGAGTTGCGGACAGCCTTCCCCTTTCTGCGTCTTCACCAGAATGTCTTTGAACACGCTTTCCTGATTGCCCATCAGGTTTTGCATGGTCGAACTCAATTCCCTTGGTATGTGTTTGGCGGGAACTGGTATCGGATCATCGCCGACTAACTCGGCGAAGCGGTCGAAATCGACAGTGGTGAACTTGGGGGTCAGCCCGAAGAACGTCACCTCGGAAGGAGGATTGGTCTTGTAGTTATGTGTGTGAGGAACTCTCAACACGCGTGCCCCGTCCGCTGTTACGGCAGGGTCGGCGGCGAAGTGATCTCGCGCACACAAACGCTTCAAGCGTTCCGCTACAGGGAACCAATCATCGTAGCACACTGGTTCCGACAGAAACCAATATACGTGTACACCACGGCCTGAACTGACCATGGTTGGTCTTGGCAGTTTGTTGTTCTTGCAAAACTGCTGAAGGGCTTTAATGGCCTGTTCTTGCGACAGGAAGTCTTTGCTCGGCCCACAGTCCAGATCGAGAAAGAATGAGTGCAGGTGCTTTACGTTATCTACTTTACGTGAGCCTGCTTGTTCAAACGTCGCTAGTCCGTAATAAACATCAAATCCTTCTTGGTCAAAATTGTGGGCGGCATCAACAACGGCGTCTAACGAGTCATAAAACTTCTGCATCTTGCGTTCGTCTGACGACCGTGCCGCAAAAACACAGTAGTAGCCCTCACCACTCAGCGCCTTTGATAAGAATGTTTTCGTTTCCATTTAGCCACCCGTTGCCTAAGTCGCCACGGCGGGGGCGAACCCCCACCGTAGCGTAGTCCGATTACCTTGACGACGAGCGGTTAGTCGTCCCAGTTGTCGATAATCGAACTAAGGTCGCCATCGTCTGCGCTCGGTGCAGGTGCAGACTTGCGGACTACCTTCGTAGGTTCCTCAACGGGTTCATCGTCACTAGCAAAAAGCGACTTGGGTTCTTCCTTCTTCGGTGCAGGTGCGGGAGCGGGTGCCGCCTTCGCGGTCCCATCCGTCTGCGCCACCGTAAGCGTGATAGCTTTCAGAGTATCAGGGTGGTCTTTCATTTCAACCACAGTTTTCAACTCTTGCTCGTCCAACGGACGTACGGCCTTGAAGAACAGTTTCGGTGTACTGCTGTTTTCGTCAAAACGCATGTTCGTAATGATGGCAACGGCAGGTGTGTTGTGGGCGCTAAGGAAACGCGCATAGGCTTGCATCGGCATCTTGCCATCCTTGCCATCACCGAAGATCGACGTAGCCGGAAGCTGTAGCTGATACACCTTATCAAGTTGTCCTTCGAGCGCGACTGCGATGCGCTGAGCGAAACGACATGCGCGACTTTCACCTTGACCAGACCCCTTGATGTTTTGGGGACAGTCCATGCAACGGGACGCTTGGCGCTGTTCTTGTGGTACGTCAGGCGCAGGTGCATTGGTGTCGGCAGACCAACACTTAGGTGGCGTTGGGTTCTGCGCATCGTAGGTACCCTCGTAGTAGGTACGCGAGATCGGTGCGGCGTTTACGATAACCACGTTCAGGTTATCTTCCTTGGATACAGAGACTTGTTCGCCGTTTACAAACTCTCTGAATTTACCACCGTTAAGGCTGATGCGGCGGCGCTGTTCGCCCCCACCAGAACCACTTAACAGGTTATCATTAACTCCCTGTAATGATTTGAACAGGTCACTGTTCGCTATCGCATTGTTTTCAAACAAGGTAACTTCGGACATATCGTTCTCCTTTATAGATCGTCGTCAAGGTCGTACAAAACTTCGCCATCGGCATCGGCCTCGGCAAAGGACATGGTGGCAACCGCCCCCGTGCCAGATGCTACGGCGACAGTCGAAACCGTCGAGGTAGTCGGTGCAGGTTTATCTGCATCTTTCTTGGTTAGCGCCGTAGACACATTGTCGATAGCAAAACGGTAGGTGTTGCCGACTTTGATGTACGTGTCTTTGGGGATATGGCCTTGACGCACCCACGCACGGATAGTCGAGATCGACACCGAGAAGTGCTTAGCAAGGTCTTCGATAGGTACAAAAGGTCCAGTCATGATTTTTTCCTCACAGATATGACATATTCCGAATCCACGTTTAGCCCTTGCGGTACGAGGTCGGGGTTCTCTTCGAGGAAGGATCGCACGTTGGTTTGGTTGAGCCGCTTTTCCAGAAACTCAGGCACGTTATGCTCCATGATGAAGTGGTGCATAGCTTCCCAGTCGCTAGTCCAGTAGCGCGTCTTAACCGAACGGTAGAATATTCCCTCAGAAGTTTTCACACTCTCGACACCTTGCTCCTTGCAGTAGTCGAGTAGTGCGGCTTTGACCTTATCCAGTTGACTGGTAAGATCGTCGTCTTGCTTTTTGAATTCAGCGGCAAGTTGGGATTTCTTGTCGCGTATCTTCAAATAGACGCGTGTTAGCTTTTCCGCTAACCCTGTTTCCTCACTCATTTCAGTTCTCCTAGTCGCACGACAATAGTGTCGGGGTGTTCACTGTACTAGCACCTAGTGGGCTAGTCAAGCAATTCTTTGTAAAGGTCAATTATTTTTGTGTGTACGTCTATTCTGTTGTCTAATAGTGCGTAAACACGTTTCTCTACAGCCGACCCTTGGAGCTGCACGACGGTACATTTGTGGTCTTGTCCTGACCTGTGTACACGAGCGTTGGCTTGGGCGTAGGTCTCCAGTGAACTGGTTGGACCCCACCACACAACGGTGTTTGCGGCAGTCAGCGTGACGCCGTGCGCCGCAGATTGAGGTTGGATAACGAGCACGCGAGGATCGGGTGTCGTCTGAAACTGGCGGAAAATCTCCGTGCGTTTCGGCGCAGGTACGTCCCCTCGGATGATGTCGGTCGTGATCCCATCAGCCTGTAACTTGTTCGTCAGTATGTCGATGGTGTGCTTGAACGGCACGAACACAAGGACCTTCTTACTGCTCTCGTCGATGACTTCGCGCAGGACCTTGTAGCGGTGCTTGATGTCAAACTCCAAACTCTCTCCGCCATCGGTGTACACCGCACCAGAAGATATTTGCAGGAGTTTGCTCATGTTGATCGCTGCGTTCGCTGCTGTGACTTCCTCGCCTGCCGCCTGTAAAACAAGTTTGTCCTTGAGTTCCTTGTAATACTTGGCCTGCTGTCGGGTGAGTTCCACCTCGCGTTTGACGTAGACCATATCAGGCAGATCAAGGCACTCGGCCTTGGTGAAGCGGATCGCGGGTTGCAGTGCTTTGTAAACGGATTCGGTCGAGTTCTCTTTCGGTATCCACTTAAACTGCGTGATCTTCTGCATGACCTGATCGCGCCATGACCCAAAGAACCTCGGCACGGCAACGGGGTTGACTAGCTTGGCAATGCCATAGGCGTCGAGGGGTGACTGCGCCGCAGGTGTACCCGTCATCATCCATAGCCAAGTGTCCTCGGTTAACAGCTTGTTCAGTGTTTTCCATCGCTTGGTCTGTGCGTTCTTATAGTGCGTCGCCTCGTCCACGATGATGCAGTCGAAGCCGCCCTGTGCAATCTCGTCGGCGACGATCTCCACGCCATCGTAGTTAATGACCACGTAGTCCGCGCCTTGCTGAATGATCTTGCGCCGCTTCTCTTTCGCACCGTACGCCACATCCACGGAGCGGTGCATGGCAAACGAAAACAAGTCATTACGCCATGCGCTGTCCATGATCGAGAGCGGGCAGATAATCAACACGCGGCTGACCTTGCCTTGCTTCATCAGAAAGTCGGATGCCCAGATAGCGGATGCAGTCTTGCCCGTGCCCTGCTCGTTGAAGCAGAACGCACGCTTGTTCATTGTCAGGAACGCCGCAGTGGTACGTTGGTGGTCGTATGGCTTGTACTGGCCGGGCCAGTCGTAACGTCCGTGTATGGGTGAGGGTACGTTAATGTTCAACTTGCGTAGTGTGTGCGCTTCATCAACGCCCCAGTTCACCACGACTTTGTTATCAGGCAGTTCCTTACTCTTCGCCACTGTTGTCGTAACTTTGTTGGGGTTACGAAGGCGCAACAAGAGTGCCTTGTTGTTCAAAATTTCCACGTTGTTCTCCATCGCAACGTCACAGATTTGTTAGTGACGCGGTTTTTGTTAGTGCGGCACTAACGTTTTTTCTTGCCTTTGCTCAGCGCTCCACCTGCGGCACGGTTCCTGCTACGGCTCTGCACGGTGTACCCATCTTTGTTGGTGCCCCCACGCGCCAACGGCTTTTTGTGGGCGATGTCTTTGCCCTCACGCTTATCGGCTTTGCCGTTCTTGTTAGCGTCTTTACCTGTGCTGTCCATCTTGCGTCGAGCACGTTGGCGCTCCATGCGATCTGCATGTTCGCCTCGCTCTTTCTGCTGTTGGTACTCTTTCTTGTACGGACGTGGCTTGTTCTTGTAAGGCATCAGTGACCCCCGTTATGAACGCAGACGGTGACGGGGCAATGCCGCTTGCACAGTCCGCTTGGTTTAGGATTCCAGACGTTGGTCTCGGCGGCGATCTTCATGGCGTTGTACTTGCCAAGCCATTTCTCCCACAGCTTTGACTTATCGAAATCGGCGTATCTGTCTTTGATAAGGTCTTTACTGATAACAAACAGTAGCCCTGCACGGACCTTCTTAACATCGGGATAGTGCGCGAACACAGTCAGTGCCATCAATTCAAGTTGACCCTTGTCAGCATACTTCGATGACTTGCCCGTCTTGTAGTCGATGACCCATGCGGTATCGGCTAACACGTCAATGATTAGAAGGTCAGCAATCCCCCTGAACCATACGTTGTCGGCAAAGAAGTCGCATGGTTCAAGGTTCTCGGTCAGCCCCATCTTTTTCTCGCACAGCTTGACCCCCCGTTTGGCGTTCAGGGAGTCAAGCATGTCCTGTGCAAAGGAAAACTTCTTAGGGATTGGCTTACCATCACGGATGTATTCCTCCGCCGCTAAGTGAAACTCAGTGCCGTAGCGCATCGCTTCGGTCTCAACGACAGGGAACTCCTTGAGTACTTTCTCGTGGTAGAACTGCTTCGGGCATTGCTCGAACGCCTTAATCTTGCTGAATGACCACGGTGCAATACTCATTCACAATCTCCGTATGATTTGCCAGTACCAGATTCACAGTTGATCGGTAGACCTTCTGCCCACGCAGGTGTCCAACGCATACACTCTTCGACGTACGCTTGGGCCTCAGCAACTTCTTCGTCCCGAACACAGGCCACAATCGAGTCATGCACGGTTAACACAACGCGGTATTTCTTGGCTATTTGTAACATCTGTTCACCAATAATGCAACGCGCTATTGCTTGGCAGACGTTCTCCGTGACCTTCCCACCGTAAATTCTGGTGCGCCCACGCCGTGTCTTGTAGCTGTACTCCAAACCGTTTTCGGTGTTCTCCGCTGATAAGTCGTCATAGTGTATGAGCAGACCCGATGGCAGCTTGATGCCACGTTCTTCACCCACCACTTGGAGCACGCCCTGCCTACCGATCTGGTAGCTTTCACCGTTCACCATGTTGCGCACCATGTTCTGGCAGTCGCGCCAGAGTTGGTTAATTTTCCAGTTGGCTTCACGGTAAATGTTGATGACCCGTCGGGCCTCGTCGAGGTCCATGTCAAACCCAAACGTCTTTAGCTGTGCTTGGAACTTGAGCGCACCCATACCGTAACCTGCACCGAGGATGGTGGTCTTGCCCACGAACCGTTGGTCTTTGGTTACTTCCTCCTCACTGCATCCATAGATGCGTGATGCCATCTTCTTGTATACGTCCTCACCGTTGGCGAACGCCTGCGTCAGGTCGTCTTGGTCGGCAAGCCACGCCAGAACACGCGCTTCGATCTGCGCACTATCTGCGTCAATCAAGGTGTGTCCTGCTGGCGCGAGGATACTGCGCTTTAACTTCTTACCATTTGGCCCACGACTTGGGAGGTTCTGAAGGTTGATCTTGTCGTCACCGCCCCATCGCCCAGTGTGTGCGGCGTAATAACGGACGGGCACGGGCAGGGTGCCGCGCTTGCCGATGTCGATGAACCGTTGGGTGCGGGTTTCCTCTAAAGTACTTTTGGTGCCTAGTCTTGCCGCAACGACGGCCTGCACTCGGTCGTCTTCATGGTCTTCGAGCGCCTTGAACGCCTCGTCAGACTTGGCAAACGCCCACGTTTCTTTACCTGTCGTA